GCTCCAGATGCTGTCAATCAAAATAATATTAATATTGTAGCTGGGGAGCTTTTATATCATGAGGATTTAGGTCTAATAACCGAGGCTGTACTTACGGCTTCAGCAACAGGTGATGTTGCTACAGTTGCCGCTTCTATTGATGCGGTTGATCGTTTAGGAACTGTGGATGCAGTAGCAGATATGGCGATTCTAGCGACACCCGATATTGTGGCAGATATGGCAATTTTAGGGACAACTGATGTAGTTGCTGATTTAAATACGCTCGGTACAGCAGACGTAGTTAATGACTTAAATGTTTTAGGTACTGCAGATGTAGTAACTGACATGAACGTTCTTGGTACAGCGGCAAATGTTACTGCTATGGCAAACTGTTCAGCTAACGTAACAGATATTAATCGTTATTCAGATGAATATGTGATTTCATCTTCACAACCAGGATCACCAAGTGAAGGGGATTTATGGTATGACGAAACTGCACATATTTTAAAATTTTATAATGGTTCAATCTTTGCTGCAATTGCGGCAGGAATAGCAGATGTTCAATCAGATGCTGCGCCTACTTTGGGCGGTAATCTTGATGCGGACGGTAATAACATTACTAATTTAGGTACACTTAGTGGTACTAACTTACAAATTGATTTTGGAGGTCTTACCTAATGGCTAAGAAATTACAGTTAAGAGGTGGCACGACCTCTGAACACGCTTCATTTACTGGTGCGCTAAGAGAAGTAACGGTAGATACAGATAAAGATACATTAGTTGTACATGATGGAAGTACAGCAGGAGGGCATACTTTAACAGCATCTGATGATTATTCTGAAACTATTGCTACTCCAACAGCTGCGCAAACAGATTTTCCTCACGTATATGTAGCAGGACGGTTACATGTATTTTTAAATGGTGTAAAATTATTAAACGGAGTGGGAAATGATTTTGTAGCTACTAATGGTACTATGGTAGTACTTGCAGCAGGAGCTACCACTGCCGATAAGATTGAATTTATAAATTTCTAAAAGGATAAGATAATGAGCAAAGCTAGAGAACTCGCAAACTTACTAGAAGCAGACGGGGATGTTATCTCAGCTGGCTTAGATAACGTACCTGCAAGTGATTGGGATACTCTTTTAAATGTACCGGCCTGGGCCAATACAGATACAAGAGACGCCAGTAATATTAATGCCGGAACGCTACCTAACGCACGAATTGTAGATCTCCCGAATGCTCAAGTTGCTGGTTTAGCAGCTTCTGCTACTACAGATACTACTTCAGCTTCAAATATTGGTAGTGGTACTTTACCTAATGCTCGAATAGTTGATCTTCCAAATGCTCAGGTTGCAGGACTTGCAACTAGTGCAACTACGGATACTACTAATGCATCTAATATTGGTTCAGGTACATTAGCTGTAGCTAGAATGGGTAGTGGTACTGGTGGTTCAGGAAATTATCTTCGAGGAGACGGATCTTGGACAACTAACTGTACAAATCATGGCAATTGTTCTAATTGTTCAGGAACAAGTACTCATACTAATTGTACTAACTGTTCTGGAACGTATACTGGGGCTAATTGTACTGGAACAATTACAGGTGGTGGCGGTTCTGCGAATAGTCAAGGCGGTCAAATGGGAACTTCTGGCACTACTATAACCCTAACTCCCTGGGCTTGTGATTGTGCCTGTAACTGTTAAATTGGAGAATATTGAAAATGGCTAAAACAATGTACGACAGTCTTTCTATGGGAGTTCATTTAGAACTACTTATATTTGACGATAATGTTTGTCTTAAAGCATGGGTCCCAATAACTGAAGAAGCTTATGATGAGGATTCGGAAGTTCAAGCAACGCCAGCTAGAAGTCTTACTTTTGGAAGTGGGCATCCTGAATATATGAGTTTTATTAAAGAAGCTACTGGTGTTTATCATAAGTATCTTCCTAATGGTAATATTTATGGACAAAAGATAAAAGGCGAAGAGTTTATTCCTAATATTCCTGCTAGCATTAGAGGAGATTATGATCATTTAACCGGAACATTTTGGCAAAACAGATCTTATGCAGTAATTGATCCTACTGATCCTTCTGTTAATACAGGAGAACAATCTGATGTAGCTTGTTGGGGTGTAGGAGTTGGATCTGATGAAGCATTAAAACCATTTTTTAATACTCTTAGTGATACAGCCGTTACTAAAGCCCATCCGCTTAGATCTTTAAGACATAGTGGTTCTCCTGCTTCATTAATGTTATATCAGCCATTTCAAGCAGATAAATTTACTGATTGTTCCGTAACATTTAAATATAATAAAGGAAGTGGTTTTAGTACAAACGTAGATGGCTGGACTGCTGGTAGTGGATATGATTATTTAGGGGAAATGGCAACTGCTTTTCCAACATTTACTATAACTAGTGGTGGCACAACTATAGATGCGGATGCAACTGATACAGTAGACTTTAAAATGGTTGATGCAGATGGAGCTCTCATAGAAAAAGATACTACTGTATATCTAGAATCTACAGGAGGATATCTTCCTAAAAGTAGAGTCGATGTTGTAGATGGTTTAGGATCATTTAAAGTAACTGCATTAGGTTTAGCAGCAGCTGAAACTTTTAAAGTCAAGCTAGGTTTTAGAAACTATACAGGTGTAAAGGATGTCAACTACACCGTTGAATGATCAAAAACCAGAACATATAACATATTATGAAAATCTAAAGGGTGAACCAGAAGATACAACGGAGCACCCTTTAGATAAGTTTACAAAGATTGATCAGAAGTTCACTACTCCGTTTCTCGAAAGTGAAACAAAACTTCCGCAAAAAATGCGTGAGGACTTAATTAAAGTTCTCGAGATAAAAGAAACTGCTCTGTCTGCGCTTAAAGAAAGCGAACCTGAATTTTATGGTATGGCCGAAGCCAAAGGTTTCTACGCAACTACACATTATAATTTATTTGATAATCCTTCCGAATACCCTTTCGCAGAAAAATCTATTCTAGATTTTGAGCAAATTGCATGTCAGATGATTCGTTACTTTATCCGTAAAGGATGGGGCGTTCGTCAGGCTGATAAACTTAGAATTGAAGGTAGATGTTTTGGGAATGTCCAACAACCAGGAGCGAGAACTTACCCTCATTACCATCAAGACACGAATGGTGTCTTAGTTCATTATCTTACTGTAGGTGATGAAAATTTAATGGAAGGGACATATGACTCTCCTCGACATGGTTCTCACAAAGTATTATTTGTTGATCCACGCCCTGCTATTAATTACCCTTACTGGGAAAAAGTCTATACAGTATCTCCAAGAGTAGGCCTTACTATTATTCATCCTAACTATTTATGGCATGAAACCAACCCTTGGTTAGGTAAAGGAGTACGAGTGTGTATTGTTGTAAACTTTAGAATTATGTCACACGGGTATAATGAACTTAGCAAACCATTTAGATGGTAATGCATGCCACAGTTTAAAAGGGCACATCTTTCATTTGAAGAAATCATAGGAATTTATAATGGTGATGAAACTTCCCTTATGGATTTTATTTTGTCTTATGTTTATGAATTAAGAAATAAACATCCAGAATCTGATGGCAATTCTAATTATGATGGATGGCAGAAAAATCTAAACGATTTGTTAGAGGAAGATCATCCACTTAAAAAGTTTATTGGGACAGAGTTTTCAGAATATCTTAAATGTTATTCTATAAAACAACCTGCCTCACTTGAATTTACTGCTTTGTTTTGTAATATCAACCCTCCTGGTTCATCTAATATTATGCATCATCATACATTTGGTGAATTTAGTGGAACATTATGGGTACAAGCAGAACAAAATGCAGGACAATTAATAATAATGAATCCATACCCGAGTCGTCTTATTAATACATCCTTTATTCCATTAAATAAAGACTACAACGCCATACATATAGATCCTGAATCAAATAAAGGCGTGTTCTTTAATAGTCATCTAGTTCACTATGTTGATATTAATAGATCACAAAAAGATAGGGTTTCACTTGGGTATAATTTGAAAATTCATTATTAATATGAAAATACAAATGTTCCATCGCGTTGCAGGTATATCTAAATTATACCCGCCTATACTAGGAACGCAGCATACGCCCGCTTGGGTTACTAAAGTAAGAAAAGAAAATATAGATGCGGAAAAGTTTTCTATTTTAAAATGTCCTGGTATATTTGAATTATTTTCAAGAGGATTTTATGTTTCGTTGCCTTATGATATAGAGATTGTTGCGAAAGAAGAGATTACATTCAAGCATCCTTCTTTTAAACCTGAACGTATGCCAGTAGACGTTTATGATGAGACTAATGGATGGCATGAGCAATACATGAGTGCTGGCATACATGATGAGGATACTATTTCTAAATATTTTCCTTTAAGAAAAGGAGCGCATAAATCAATATTAAATTTAAAAACTGGGTGGACTGTAATTTCATCTGTACCTCTATTACTTCTACCAGTACCATATCCTGATCGTTATGATTTTGAATCAAGTATTGGAATATTAGATCCAAAACAAGATACAAATATAGCTGCACAATTATGTATTAATGAAGAAGTAGTTAATATAAGTGCTGGTGAAAATGTAATATTTGTTGTTCCATTAACAAATGAGAAGTGGGAATTAGATATTAGGGAATTAACAACAAAAGATAAATTATGGTTAACTACTATGCATCTGTTTAAATCTGGGTGGAGTAAAATGCAAAAAGGAGGTTTCTTTCGTTTTTCTACTTGTCCTTTTTCAATAAAACAAGAAAAGTTCAAATTGTTTACTAAATTCTGGAAATAATGATGGAAGTTTTAGATGATTTTTTAGATAAAAGATTTTCTGATGAACTCTATTTTGATTTATTAAACGGACCCTGGTATGCAAGTAATATAGCCAATAGATATACATACCCATATGGAGAAAAAGGAAGTCATCTATTATTAGGTAATATAATCTGGAATCCTTTGAATGAATATTTCTCAGATACAAATTTAGAACTGGATATTAGTTTTAAATTTATAAACACATTTAATCGGTTATGTTCTAAATTAAATAAAAAATTAATTTTAAAATCAATCAGAGGGAATTTACAATTTTATGGGCAGGACGGAACATTTCATGTGGACGGGGGTGACGATTATGAGGTATTTATTCTTTTGTTACATAATGGCATTCTTGATAGTGATATAGGCGGTGAATTTATAAATCAAACTATTGATCAAACTGTAAAGTTTAGACATGGTAGAATTATTAATTTTAAAGCAACCGATACTCATAGAGCACTTTCTTTTAACAAACCATACATACCAAGAATATCAGTTCAATTTTTAGGACAAAAGTAAATGGATTTACAAGTCACACATGAATGGCCTACTGTCATTGGTACTGAAACTGTTGAATTACCTCAAGTAATGAGAGATGTTCTTGTTAAAGTAATCAAAAAACAAGATAGCGTTTTTACAGAAAATACTTATAACAAAACAAATAAAACTACTGCCGAGTTAGAAGCATTTGACGCTAAAATATATAACTTATTTGATTATTCACGTTATGAAACAGCAGAAGAAACAATACAGATTAGAGAATTTGAAAAGATTATGTCAAAAGTTATTAGATCTTATATTGCTGAAGCATGGCAAGTAGATCCGAATATAGAAATTGATGTTCGAGGATTTGGCAACGTGCAAAATACATTTGGGAGAAGAACAGCTCCTCATTTTCATCATGGTTGGGATGGTGTTTTAGCTCATTATGTAACAATAGGGGGCGAGTATGAATCAGATACACCAATGGAGCCTATGGATACAAATTATAGTGGTCAGTTATTACTGTTAGATACAAGACCAAATAATTGCATTCCTGATGATACTAGCAGACTTGATGTTGTCCATTTAAATCCTCATAATGGACTTACTGTAATTCACCCAGCTTATGTATGGCATGAGACGCATACCCATACTAAAGTAGGGGATAGAGTTCTTGTTGCTATTAATTTTCATATAAGGAATCGTAATTTTGATGAATTACCAACAACTCTGGACAACCCCTATAGGAAAAGTACAAATTGATCTTCCAGAGGATATAAGAAGGGCTTTAATTCAAGGCGTTATAACGAATTATAATAAAAGAATGAAAGCAGAGGAACCTGTGCCTTCATTCATGGATTTATTTAATTATGCCCAATATGCCAACAAAGATAAAATAGATATATTTAAAGCGGTATACAGGTTTGAGCTTATTATTAGTAAGGTTATTAGATCATTTGTTAAACAAGCTTGGAGTATGGATGAAAGAGTAGAATTAGCTATGCATTGTACTAGTAAAGTACAGGTACCGTATGATATGAGAATAGAACCGCATAGACATAATAATGTTGATATTACCGTAGTGCACTACTTAACTACCGGGAATGAATTTTATTTAGATAACTCTAATGATCGTAAACCATTGAATAATGAATATAGTGGAGATCTTTTATTACTAGACCCGAGACCAAGTATAACGTATCCTTATAATGATAAGGCTAAGACAATAAGGCCGCAGAATGGTACTACCGTAATTCATCCTGGGTATGTTTGGCATGAAACACATCAGCATACACAAGAAGGATTAAGGATATGTTTAATAGTTAATGTTGAATTATCTAAAGAAATTAAAGCGCATCCATCATTAAAAAATTTAATTAACCTGAGGCCGGTGAATATAGTATGAAATTTAAATTTTATTTAGAAAAAGAAAAAGGAGAATCAGAATTAGTTCTTAATTACGATAATTCTACATCAGAATTACGTTATGAGAATGGTGATATTGTAATCGCACAGAATGTTTTTAAAGATTGGATTCC